TATAGGGGGGTATAGATAGGTGTAGTACAATCCCCTATAGGGGGGGATAACTTAGATATAGAATATCTAAGTGTAGGGTGTACTAACAGGTAAGTAACATTAAAAATAAAACTAATAATTTTTTAATTTTTAATTTTCGATATATACTTCATTCATTTGTGGGGTATCTATGAAGAAAACCAGTACTAAGACCAGCACCGTAGTTAACATAGTTAAAATCATTAGAGCATTCTTGGTTTGTAAAGAATTAAGTGTTGCTCAATGCGTCAATAAAGCTGATACTAATCCAAGTACCACTCAAAGAGTTATTTCTTCCTTGGTGGAGGAAGGAATCCTTGAAAGACATCCTAAAGTCTGTGGTTTGTATGTTTGGGTTGGTGATAGGAAATAATAAATGTTAACAGTACAGACAGTTGCCAAGGTGATGCCTGTTCACCTGAAGAATGCAATAACTCAATCCTTAGTTGATAAAGTCAACAATGCTGCTAATGACCCAATCATTGCAGAGCAGATAAGGGATAACTTCATTTCCTATACCTCTGTACTACAGACAGGGAAATATAAGACTGAGGATTACCTCAATGCAGTTAGTTATGTTTCCTATAAGTTATTGGGGCATAGTAACTTTGATGCTTATGTAAAGACATTTCCTCAGCGTTATCAAAGGTTAGTAGCTAATGGAATGCCTACTAAGGATATTGCTTCCTTTGTAGGGGCATATGCTAAGAATAAGTTAGTAAATCTAATTATTGAACAATCATTGGTTCCTTCTTGGGTTCTGAATCAAGATTTGTATCAAAGAGCTTTGAATGTTCAAGCTGATTTGATGGTTAATGCTAAATCTGAAATGGTTAGGTCTAAGGCTGCTGAAGTAATTCTTACTCAGCTGGCTAAACCAAAAGATACTAATCCATTGATCAATATTGATTTGAGAGAGAACTCTGGTATGACTGAGTTGAAGGATGCGTTAGCTGCTATGGCTAAGCAACAACAGAGTCTCATTAACTCAGGTGTTAGTACTAAATCTATTGCTGAAGCGAAGATTATTGAGGCTGCTTAATGGAATTAGATACTTACTTAGATAATGTTGATTACAAGTCATTGGAGACTTATGTCCCCAGTGACTTTGCATTAACCTTTATGAATTTCATTAAGTTGGTTAATGGTGAGCAAGGGGAATCTAATAAGACTCCACCTGTTCATTTAAAGATGTTGGATAAGTTGGCTAATGGCAAGAAGTACATTGCTAATCTTTGTTATAGGGGATCTGGTAAGACTACCTTGTTTATGGAGTATCTAGCCCCTTATTTAGGAGTGTTTAGACATCTACCGGGATTTGGTGAACTGGATTCAATGCTGTATATCTCTGACTCTATGGATAACGGGGTTAAGAGTGCAAGAAAAAACATTGAGTTCAGATACAACAATTCTGAGTTCTTGCAGGAATGGTTACCTAAAGCTAAGTTCTCAGAGAACTACATTGAGTTCACTAACAAAGAGGGATTGGTTTTTGGTATTAAGCTCTTTGGTGCTAAGAGTGGTTTGAGGGGTACTAAGATATTTGGTAAGAGACCTAAACTAGCTGTACTTGATGATCTGGTTTCAGATGAAGATGCTAGAAGTAAAGTAGCTATGGAAGCTATTAAGGATACAGTTTATAAGGGTGTGAATCATGCATTAGACCCTACAAGGTCTAAGGTTATTTTTAACGGTACTCCATTTAATAAGGATGATATTCTTGTTGATGCCGTTGAGTCTGGTGCTTGGGATGTGAATGTCTGGCCAGTGTGTGAGAAGTTTCCTTGTGATGAGGAAGAGTTTAGAGGTGCTTGGGAAGATAGGTTCTCATATGCTTATGTGAAAGAGCAGTATGAGATGGCTAGTAAAACCAAAAAAATTGATGCATTTAACCAAGAGCTGATGTTGAGGCTTTCTTCTGAGGAGGAAAGACTGATTCAGGAAGGTGACATCAATTGGTTTGATAGGAAAGCTTTACTAGATAACAAGCATAACTTTAACTTCTATATCACTACTGACTTTGCTGTATCTACTAAGCAATCTGCCGACTTCTCTGTAATATCTGTATGGGCTTATTCACCTAATGCTGATTGGTTTTGGGTTGATGGTTTCTGCGGTAAAGAGACTTTAGATAAGGTCATTGATAGATTGTTTAAGTTCTGTCAGGAGTATGGACCACAAGCCGTAGGTGTAGAAGTTACAGGACAACAGGGTGGTTTTATTCCTTGGATTCAGAAAGAGATGTTCAGTAAGAATATATGGTTTACACTTGCCTCAAGTAACAATGGTTCTGCTCCGGGTATTAGACCCTCAACAGATAAGTTGGCTAGGCTTAATTTAGTTGTTCCTTGGTTTAAATCTGGTAGGTTTCATTTCCCAAAACAGATGAGAGAGTCTGTAATTATGGGTACATTTATGGAACAGATTAGATTAGCTACAATAACTAGAATTAAAGGTAAGGATGATTGTTTGGATACTATATCCATGTTGGCTGCTCTAAATCCTTGGAAACCTACACAAGGAACTCCTCGTAGGTTGGATAATGATGAAACAGTGTGGGAAGATCCTCCTGAACCTGCTAGTAGCTCTTTAAAATCTTATTTGGTGTGATATGACTCTAGAAATTACTAAACTAACTGATTGGAAGTCAGAACCTTCTCTTAAAGACTTAAAAGAAGATTATGAATCTGCTAGAAGTAGTCATGATTCACAAGTGACTAAGATTAACAATTGGAATAAGTTACTTAAGGCTGAACCCAATAAGACTGTAGGTAAGAAGGCTAGATCTTCAGTACAACCAAAGATTATTCGTAAACAAGCTGAATGGAGGTATTCAGCACTGACAGAACCATTCCTTAGTTCTGATAGGTTGTTTACTATTTCTCCTAGAACATTTGAGGATGTATCAGCAGCTAAACAGAATGAAGTTCTGTTGAATTGGCAGTTTGATACTAAGCTTGATAAGGTTAGTTTTATTGATAATCTTGTTAGAGCTACAGTAGATGAAGGTACATCTATTGTTAGGGTGGGTTGGAGAAGGAAGATTAAGAAGACAATGCAGGATGTACCTGTATTTGCTTACTACCCAATTGAAGATGAAGAATCAATGCAGTTGCTACAACAAGCAGTAGAAGCATCTTCAGATCCATCACAAGTAGCTACATTCCCCCCAGAGCTTAAAGCTTCTGTGGATTTCTTTAAAGAGACACAACAACCAGCTATTGCACAAGTAGTTGGAAAACAAAAAGAAGAAGTAGAAGAAGTAGTTATTAACGAACCTACTGTTGAAGTATTTGATCCAGCTAATGTAATCATTGATCCATCTTGTAATGGTGATTTGAACAATGCCCTATTTGTTATTGTTAGGTTTGAATCTAATAGAGCTACCTTGATGAAGGAAGCTGGTAAGTACAAGAATCTTGATTCTGTCCAATGGGATCTTGCTGGTAGTAGGTCAGATGCTGACTTTGTATCTAAGACTCCCTCAGAGTTTAACTTTAAAGATAATGCCAGAAAAAAAGTAATTGTTTATGAATATTGGGGATACTATGATATTCATGGTACTGGTGAGTTGGTTCCTATCATTGCTACTTGGATTGGTAATACACTGATTAGATTGGAAGAGAGTCCCTTTCCTGATGGTAAGGTTCCCTTCGTATTGGTTAAGTACTCCCCCAATAAACGAGAGTTGTACGGTGAACCAGATGCTGAGTTGTTAGAAGATAACCAAGCAATTATTGGTGCTGTTACTCGTGGTATGTTGGATTCAATGGGTAGGTCTGCTAATAGTCAGATTGGTTTTGCTAAGGGTTTGTTAGACCCCCTGAACAAGCGTAAGTTTGAATTGGGGGATGACTATGAATACAACCCAATTGGTAGTCCTGCTGGTGCAATCATTGAGCATAAATATCCTGAGATTCCCGGATCTGCAATGAATATGTTGATGCTCCAGAACCAAGAAGCAGAATCCATTACAGGTGTTAAATCATTCTCTGGTGGTTTATCTGGTGAAGCTTATGGTAAGGTAGCTGCTGGTATTAGAGGTATGCTAGATGCTGCATCTAAGAGAGAGATGGCTATTCTCCGTAGACTTAGTAAAGGTGTTGCAGAGATTGGTAAGAAAATACTAGCTATGAATGGAGTATTCTTATCTGATACTGAGGTAATTAGAGTTACTAATAAAGAGTTTGTTGAAATTCGTAGAGATGATTTAACAGGTCAGTTTGATTTAATGGTAGATATTTCTACAGCAGAAGTAGATAATAATAAAGCTAATGATCTTGGTTTTATGGTTCAAACTATTGGTAATACTATTGATCCATCATTTACTCAGAAACTATTAGCAGAGATTGCTGATTTGAAGAGAATGCCTGAATTGGCTGAAGATATTCGTACATTCCAGCCACAACCTAGTGAGATGGAACAACAGATGGCTCAATTGGAAATGCAGAAGAAACAAGCTGAATTAGAGAAGCTAATGGCTGATGCTGAATACTCCAAGGCTAGAGCTGAATATGCTAGATTGATGGCTCAGAAGATTGGTTTGGATACTGAAGAACAGGGTTCAGGTATTAAACATGAGCGTGATTTAGAGAAACAGAGAGCACAATCAGAAGGTAATCAGAATTTAGCTATTACTAAAGCATTAGTTGGTAAAAGAGGTTATGATGATTTAGCTCCTGATGTAGAAGCTGCTGTTGGGTTTAATACTATGAGTAAAGAAAAAAGTAGTGAACAAATACCAACAAGTCTTTCTAAAGCAGATATACTAGATGCACCTGATATGCAAATACCTGATATTGGGTATGGTCAATCACCTTATTCACCTTAAAGGATTTTATTTAAATGACTAACTCTGTTAATAGCATGACAGCTCAAAAAGAACAACTACTTAAATTAGTAGCTCTTAAAGAAGCACACGACCGCTTGTATACAAATAAAGACTTCAAACAAATTATTCTAGATGGTTTCTTTGTTGAAGATTGTGCTCGCTTTGCTCGTGAATCTATGAATCATTTGAGTTCACCTGAAGAGAGAGCATTGTCTTTGGGTATGGCACAAGCTGCTGGTTACCTCAAGAGATTCCTACAAGCTCAATACAGTATGGCTTCAAGTGCTTCTACTGATTTGCATGACTTAGAAGAAATGGAACTGGAATCTGAAGGAGTAGTCAATGAGTAATTTTGAAACCCTTAGTGATGAGGAACTACTTAAACTACCTGAACCAGAAGTTCAAAGTGAAGAAGTAGTTTCAGAAGAGGTAAGTGATGAACTACCTGATCCTAC